TCCGGATGTCTGGACTCTTTCAGAATCATATGAAAAAGATTTTATCCCTTGTGCAAGAGACTCAAGATATTCAAGCTCTTCGAGCTTGTTTCTTCTGATTTTATCATATCTTTGGATTTGATTCAAATATTCTCTTGTGTCCATATTATCTCCTTCCCCAAAATGGATTGTGCATCGCTTTAGCTTTACCGCCCAACGGATTTTGAACGTATTCCGACATCATAGCCAAGCTGTCAGGACCATCATCATGTGCTACTTTTGCCCTTGTGGTATATGTGGTTACATTCCCCATAAATAGCCCATAATCAGACTTCGGTTTATACTGGCTTGGATGTAAAAAATAAAAATGATTCACAATATAATTTGAATTGACAAGGATTTTCGTCTCTTTGTTTGCCTGAGTAGGTCTGGTTTCTATTTCTGCTCGGCATTTCCCATCAATGAGTTTTTGGACGTCATGAGCGACACGATTTCCGACGTTATTTGATTCAAAGCGAATCATATGTGGGTTGTGTTTAGTCAGTATGTCTGCGGTCTTTCTGTCCAAAATATCGTAATCTGTGGTATCATCGAATACGGCGTCTACAATAAAGAATTTATCGCCATATTGATATGCAATCGGTAATGATTCAAAGTCGGTTCCTTTGTCTTTTGTATCGCATACTGCCCATATCGCATCTGCTTCTCTGTCTGGTATAATTGTGTATTCGTCCGTGCATCCATCGGGCACGTCTTCTCTGTCGAAGAAAAATCTTTTTAGCTTATCTGGTGGAAGTAGCAATCCTTCACGTTCTACCGGTTGTTGCTGATAAAGACAGTTATAAGAGATTTCGTCCATGGACTCTTTAGCATCATTGAAATATTTCTCAGAGAATCCATTTACTGTGAATAAAAAATTGCTTTTGCCATTCTCGTCAAGTGCCGGTACTGCTATAAACCTTGCTCTAGGATTTCCGGCGTATAGCTGCTGTAGCTTTCCGATAGGGTCATGCACTGACCATCTGGTAGCAATGTAAAACTCTTTGCACCCTTCAAGTCTACGGGAACGCAAGTCATTTACTACTTTTGTCCATAAGGTGTCCAGTCGATTCTTGTTCAGTGCTTCTTCGATGCCAGACACAAGGTCATCGGCGGTAAGAAATCTGTTACAACGGGTAGCTCCTGTCAATGAACCATCAATGGATCTGAACGTCCAAGTCTTAAATCGTCCGTTTCTTTCGAGATTGACCGTAGTTTCCTTTGCATTTGTTCCCTGTATTTCTACATTCGGAAAAATCTCATGCCATGTATATTCAACAGGGTCGTTGATAATCTCCAATACTCCATCATAGAGAGAGCGAGTCAAAATACTACTATGTGCAGATGATAAATTAAAATCATTGGGGAACCACCCGCCAACAAGTGAAAGAAAGAAATCTTCAAGAGTCGATTTGCCACAGCCAGGAGGTACGCTCAATGCAAATATATCAAGCTTATCGTCCATCAGGTCTTGCAACGAACTTATAATATTATGCTGCAAAAACACATTTCTTCGTGGTTCATAAAATCGTTCTTTTGGAATTCGATTCTTTTCAAGGTAAAGCAATCCACTGTCAACTTGATAGTTCTGTGCTTCCAACAGTAAATATTTCCAGTAAATATCGTCAAAATCTCCACTTCCAGTAATAGCAGCTTGCCTTTCTGCGATATTGTGTGCATATTGACTTACCTTTATTCCCATCTGTTGCGCATCTGGATTATCCTTGAAAGGAAGGTCAATATTCATATTTAACAGCAGATCAAGGCAATCTTTCTGGTTTTGATATACCGTCATATCGTCATTGATGATTTGATTTAGGATTGCCCGATACCATTCAAGCGAACCTTCTGTGAATTTTTGCATAAAAATAGAGCCAGACCTCCTTTCTTCTTAGGATTTAGTCTGGCTCTCATGTGGCTCTTTGACTGTTCATTCTAACCAATCATTATCTAAATAATAAAATCCAAAAACAACCGTTCCTGTCAAGATAGCCCATAAAACACGAAATAAAATTAACCATACTCCGGTTTCTAAGAGTTTTACTGTTTCTTCGATATTTTGGTTGTTGTAAAATTTAGTCTTATCACTGATTGTTTTGTCTTTTAGTGACGTAAAAATTGTTCCTTTGTACTTCGTTCCAACTCCGTAGTACTTGTATCTGATATAACTGGACTCTTTTACTGTATCAATGTACTCGTCATCTGGAAGAACGATTTTATTGCTTTTAAAATTAATTCCGCAGAAGTTTATTTTCTTAGCTGTCTTGCTTTCTTTTCCTGCATAATCCCAAGTCCAATAAGTTTCGGTGGTGTAATAAGTACTTTTTCCAGATTTATGTGCTACTCTTCTGGTGTGCAGTGTGTACTTTTCCTTCACTTTTTTAACGTATATGTATTTGCCACCAATCTCAGAGTAAGTGACTGTATCGACAGCTTTTAAATCTCCATATACAAAAGCATTACCGACGTTAGTCTCCATTCCATACTGAAACAAATCTGTGGATTGAATTTTTACAGCTTTATTGTATTTATCATTTTGATTTATCTGCCAGTCAGATATTTTGGAAGAAATCACTGTTCCTATAAGAAGCATTACTGCAATGATTGAAATACTAGCAATAATTTCTCTCTTAGTAACCTCAAAACTTCCAAAATCCCAACCTCTTTTCGTCTTCATATCTCTATTCCTCAAACAGATTCTGCGGTGCCGATTCTGGTGCGCCGAAATCAAGCAATTCAAATTCTTTTTTATCATATCCGAGCATATTTAAGAATGATCTCTGCGGAAATGCTTTCACATATTTTCGATATGCTTTGACTGATTTATTGTAATTCTCCCTGTATTCTGCAATAAGATTCTCTGTCAAGGAAAGTTCTGTCATAAGTTGCTTATAGTTATCAGAAGATTTCAACTCTGGATACGCTTCACTCACAGCTGAAATTGCAGTAGTAACATTCTCAATATCATTCGAACCAGAAGTTCTTCCTGAAACAATAGATTTTAGTGTTTCGCTTTCGTGCTTATCGTATTGCTTCACACAATCTGCAAGATTATATACCAGATCAACTCTACGCTTCTCCTGTATCTTGATATCCGAAGATGCCGATTCCACCTGCTCTTCCAATGATATCGCATGATTCTGGAAACTCTGCACTCCAAAGATTCCGAATATTGCAATTGCTAAAATTCCTGCAAACAAAATTAATAATACTTTCCATGTGTTTTTCATAATTCATCCTCCCATAAAAATTTGTCTATTTCTCGTGCGTTATTAGTTGCTCTTTTTAAGATAAGTATTCCACACTTTTTGCAATAATACGGGTGGAAACGTTGATTGGAATCGCGTAATTTGAATTCCTTTAAATTATAATTATACGGATTAAATATCTCGCATTCTTC